AAAATTTGGCATACTGTTGGAACACTTAATACAGGTTTTAAAGTTGGATCTGTAGGATAGTCAAATCCATCTTTTACTCTTTCAATGTAATCAATTTTTCCAATAGAATTGGAGAATGCCTTTAAAATTGCATCCTTTCCTGACACTGAAGTTATTGAAGAAATTCTAGGAACTTTTTTGTATCCTTTTCCTCCAAAATTTAATTTTATATTTGATATTGGGCCACTAGTATTTTTGGAATCTGTATCATAAAATATTGTAGTTATACCAGAGTTTGCATTATACTCAAAGTATTCTGGTTTTTGGTTTAAAATAAATTTAAATGAAGTGCTTCCAGTAGAAACTACAGAATAACTTTGGTTATAGATACTTGGATTTAATGATATTTTATTGTATCCAATTACTTCTTTGTCAATTGAAATTTGATACTTTTCAAGAACACTAGGTGATAATGGTATTAAATTATAAAATAAAGTATTTGTGATACTCTTATCTGTTGTGTCTATTCTTAACTTAGCACCAGAAACTCCAGCATCAATTGCATTTCTAGTATATTTGTATGATTCAACCTCAATTAAGATATTGCCATCTTTATATAATTTGAGATCCATTCCACTCAAAGAAGAATCAGATAAATCAAATTCAATAATATTTCCTTTTGTTGATGTTAGTGGTGGATTTACAAGAGCAATTGATTGTACTCCACTTCCTTTAGATGTTAATGGAATATTTACTCCAGACTTTGAACTATCATAATAGTTTGATAATTTGATATAGTCTGGTTTTTGCTTAATTATATAATATGTCTCATTATGCTGTAATCCACCAATTGTTGTATTCCCATCATTATAATATACAATTTTATCTCCAGTAACATAATTATTTTTTGGTAAATATATTTCAGAAGTTTCTGTACTAATTGCTACAGAAGTATTGAAAGATTTAATTTCTGTTGTAATCTTTCTGATGTTTGTATCATATCTAAGTTTAAATGTATCAACCAATCTTGGTAAGAGATTAAACGTAATTTCGTCGGAATTACCTAATCCATGAGTTTCTGTGGTTTCTACATTCAAACTGAAATTTTCTACTTTTCCGACAACTTTTTCATACGTTGTTGATAATGAATGTGCAAGTCCAGTTACAGAGATGTCATCAAAGAAATATAATGAATTTAATGATGAACCAATTCCAGTTGAAGTGGTATAACCAACAGTAGATAAACCAATATAATCTTGACCTTTATTTACAATGTAAATATTCTGGTTATCTTGTAGAGTAAATGCATCTGCCTGAGTGATTGTATTTGAAACAATCATTCCAGTTCCAGCAAATCCAACGTTATACTTTACTAGTTGTCCTGTATAAAAATTGTGATTTTTGATATAGATTGATCTATCAGGAACATTTAGATTTCTTTGGTCTGATAAAGTATAATTTTTTCCTGTCGAGCCAAACCCAACAAAAGTTTTTGGATTAAAATATACAACATCATTTTTCTTTATTGGATATTTTTGGTCAGCAACGGAGAACGTAAACTTTCTTGGTAATAATTTTACTGAATCAATTCCTACTGTATGAACACCAGTATTTTGTAATCTATTTACTATTAACTCGGATTTCTCTGCTGATATATTAGTTACTTTTAATATTTCAGAACCAATAGAAATAAAGTCATCAACTTCAAATCCAGATACATCATTTACTACAATAGAAGTAGTTTCTCCACTAACAACTAAAACTGGAATATTGGTAGATATCCCAACTGTTTTTTGAGAAACAAAAACATCTTTTATTCCTTCAAAATATGAATAATTTGAATTTGAAATTGCAGTTATTGTAATTTTATCTCCAGTTATTAATTGGTGCGGTTCTTGAGTAAAACCAATAACATTGTTTCCATATGTATGAAAACTCACATCTAAAGAAGTTTTTACACCAACAACTATACTTTTTATTGGTTTTCCTTTGATTCTTGATACAACGGCAGATGCTCCAGATCCACTAGTATTACTATTATCAAATACTATATTGTCTCCAACCTTATAACCAGTTCCATCGGAATATATTTGAACCCCATCTATAGATGATGAAAGTGTTTTTGTTATAGTAAATTCTTGTTTATATTTTTTGTCAGTATTACTAATTAAATCATAATTAGAATTTCCAGAATTGATATAGTATGGTCCGATATTTCTAATTAGATTCAAACTTTCCAAATCAATATCTTGATTGAATATTGAAGCATAATTTTCGGGAATTACATAATCCCTGAAATAATTTCCAATCATGTATGGGAATTCTGGTATCGAAATTGCACTATTATCAATAGTTGCAAAATACGCATAAATTCCATCTGGATAATCTGGAGTTTTGCAGAATCTTCCATTATGTTCATCCAAATCACCAATTGCTCTATCATAATAAAAATCTTGAATGAAGAAACCATCAGGTAGGTTTGGTCTAATATTTTTATCTGGTTCTACTTTTTTTGTATAACTAGACCTTATTTTTCTAATTTCAGAACCAACTTGTCCATATGGTCCATAAATTGGATTGCCATCATACGCCCACCCAATGATTGGTGAATGAACATTGTTTAGTGTTTCTCTATTAGAACTATCAAGATGGTCTTTAATAGACTTTCTAAGCAGTCTTGGCGGATAGAAGTTTACTACTTGCAATCCAAGATCTTTATTCTTACTTGGAACAATAAATGCCTGATCTTGTATTTCAAGTAATTTCTTATTTTTTTCTACCTGGTTTATTTTCCATTCAAATACATCACCAATGAATTTTGCATCAGAACCTCTTCTTTTGATTGTAATTGATGTAGTATCTTTATCATATCCAATACCACCATTCGCAATATTTACCGCAACCAATCTGCCATTTTCTATAACAGGTCTTATATCTGCAAAACTTCCTTTTCCATTTACAATAATATCAATTCCTTTATCATAACCAGAACCGTAACTCAAGAATTGAATATCAACTATAGTTCCATTCAAAACTATTGGTTTTAAAAGTGCTTCTGATACAATTGGTTTTACTCTAATATCTGGTCTTCTATGGAAGTTTACTATGTTAGAAACCCCATAACCAACACCACTATTTTCTAAGAAAATACTTTCAATCGAACCCAAAACAATAGGTTCAAATTGTGGTTCAATTACACTTGTTGCTCCTATTCCAGATAGTGTCTCAACGACAAGTCTAATTGGTGGATAAGAAAATGTATGAGTGCCAGTTCCTAGAGAATTGAATCTTATATATCTTTTATTTTCGTAATTAATATCATAAAATTGTGTTCCAATACCAATAGTTGATAATTTAAATTTATTATTATCAACTACTGTGACTACATATTCTGAAGATGTAGATAATCCACTTACAGATGTTCCTGTTGTTGAATATCTTAGAATATCTTTATCTTTGAGACCATGATTTTTAGCAAATACATAGTGATCAAATGTATTAACACCATTGGTTTTTTCATCAAATGCTAATATTGATGGAATCTTAATAATTCTGTTTGAATAACCAGTTCCAGAATTTTTTACACGAATTTCTGTAATAGTATTTTTTGATTTTAGTGTTATGAAAGAATGGAATCCAGAACTAATCCCAACCAAATTTACTTCGTTAGATTTCTTATAAGCATCTTCCAGTCTTTCATATAATCTAATCTGGGTAGGACTTATTACTCCAGCATAATAATTTGAATTTGTTTTTAACGGGAAAATCTCAGCATTAAAATTGGCATTATATGAAATTTCTTCTCCATCATCAAAATTGTGATTTTGTGAAAAAGTTATAGTATTTGTTGTTGGATTTACTCCAGAACCATCACCCTTAAATCCTGCATTAATTTTAGATTTTACTAAATTTGGTTCAACTACTGCTCCAGAACCATTTCCACCAATCAAAGTAATTTTTGGCTTTATTTGATAACCTACACCTGGAGTTACAATTTTTACTTCAGAAAGACCACCAACGATATTAGCATATCCTTTAGCATTTCTTCCCGAAACATCAGTTATTTCTATTTCTGGTGGATTTATAATATCGTAACCTTTACCTGGATTAGTTACTGTTATGCCATCTAATTTACCATAGTAAATATTTTCATCAAATAGAGTTGGTGAATAAATTTCAACACCATTAATTAAAATACCTACTTGTCTATTATTTGTTGTTCTATCCGCAACCTGCTTTAGTGTACTATCACCTTTTACGTAATTGAATTTTTTAAATAATTTTTGATTCTCTACTACTTTATTCTCATAATCTAATTTAACAAAAGAATCAGATACTATATTTCTGTCAAAGTTGACATAAACACTTGAATATAAATCACTTTTACTTAAAGATAGTTTAATTTTTTTACTATCTTTATTGTCACCTATTGTTGTAACATGATAGATTCCAGTTTTTATGCCAGAATTGTTTTGTGGGAAATAATAAATTTTTTCTCCAGTGTAAAAATTATGAACAATGTCAGTTTCTAGAGTATCTGTTTTTCCAACACCAGAAGTTGTTGATGTTTTTACAGTTTGATTTTTTGCATAAAGTGGATAATTCGATATGCCAGATGCTGCAACATAAAATGATTTATATGAATCATCAATATAAGTATTTTGTACTGCAACTGGAAGGGAATTTACCGATGGTGTGTGATTGGTATCACTAGATCCGAGTAAAATTACTTCTTTTAATAATGTCTTTTTAGTTGCATCCAAATTAGATGACAATTCAATTGTATTTTTAGAAATTATATTTACTATTTCTGCATCAATTTCTAAATCGTTTGATATATCAAGATTTACTAATTTAACTTTTTGTTCAATATAAAGTTTGACATTATCATAAAAGGAAACAGTATATATTTTTCCACTAGTATCACCAGATTTGATTATAGATTTAATTTTGTGATTTGTAGATACATTGTACAACCAACTATAAAATTCTGGTTTATCACTTAGTTCTGCACCAAATGAAGACAAAGATATTTTATCATTTACCAATAGATTAGAAGTATTTTGGAAATTTACTTTTCCTATTACATTAATTAATCTAAATTCTATTTTTTGATTATCTTTATCGTAAGTATAAACAAAATTAGTTTCAAAAACTTCATCACCATACTCTAAACCAACAATTAACCCAGTAATCCCTAAGAATTGAGTATTTGTTTTGTCTGTATATGTAAGTTTAACAGTAGTATTAGCAGTATTTTTTCCTTTTACTAGAATAGTTCCTGATTTTGGGAATCCTGCTGTAGAATCAACATAAAGTGTACTTGAAAACCCATTGACTTTCCTTGTAATATTTGTTTTTTTAGTGCTGACAAAATTAGAAATAAAAGAAGTACTATCTAAATAAATCTCATAAAGATTTTTTTCATCTACAGGTCTAAATTCAATTGAGTAAATTGAAGCACTGGTAGAACCAATGTCTCCATTATCTTGAAATAATGATGCTCTATTTGGACCACTAATTAGGAGTGGATCTGATCCACTTACTTTTTCAACAAGAATATTTTTTGTTACAAAGAAATTATCATCAGATGGCCTTAAAATATAATCTTGTGGTTTGATTGCACTGATATCAGCATTAAAAAGAATTTTAAAAAGTATCTTATATGAAGTATCTGTTCCTTTTGTTGTATAGAAATCAATAGATCTTGATAAAATATTTTTTATCTTTACTTGAGGAATAAAATTTCTATTCTCAAATCCTGGTAAAAATTGTGCTTTGAATTTTGTAAATAATTCTTGATAGAATAAAAGGTTTAAATTATTAACTACACTACCATTAGCATGTTCTTCTGACTGAGTTGTAGCGAAATTAAGAGCGTTTGAACTGCTTAAAGTGTTTAATTGATCAATTCCAGAAAATCCACGAGAGCATCCAGTAAATGATGTGGCAGTTTTTCCAGTATATGTAATTATTTCATTGTTGATTTTTAACAGACCGTATGATTTTGGAAATCCTACAGTATGATTAACTTCAATTGTGTCATCAAAAGTCAAAAGACTTTCAGTTAATTGGCATGGAACAAATAAAGTAAAGAATAATTCGTTGTTATATGTTCTTATATCTTTATATCTATCAAGATTTGCTGCAATATCTGTTATCCCTGTTGGATATTCTTGTGAGATATAATATTGATTTAAAAATTCTTTGAACAAAGGGGAATCTTCGTTCAAAAAAGAAGGAACTTGTGACTCAATAATATCTTGAATCCTTACTCTATCGTTAATATCTGCCATTTTATCTAGTATATGCTCCGTTTGAATAACTTGAAGTTACAATATGTTCAGTTGCAGAAGTATTTTCTCCTGAACTAATTCTATCTTCAATCATATTAACTACAAGATTATCAATGCTTAATTCTAAGTATATATCTTGCAATGCAATCACATCATTTGACTCTGGTATTGCTTGGACTTCAATACCATTTGGTTTCAAAGAACTAGTAATATTGACTGTATCTAAGTATACTTCACCTTTCTTATAATAAACAATACCTGCATTATTTTTAACAATAAATGGAAGATTGTCTTTCAATGTAAAGTAAAAAATGGTTCCACTTGTTTCATCAATTGGAACATCACTCATGTATACAGTTCCATCCACATCTTTAATTGTGAAACCAGAAGATTTTATATTATAACCTCTATTGTCTAAAGGATTATTTTTCTTAATATGAAAAGAATTACCAAAACAAAGTTCATAAGTAGCAAAGTTATTAAATGCTGGTTGCAAATCTCTTCTCATTCTAACTTTTGTGATGTTAGATGTTATTGAAGAACTTATATCATCAATCAATGCATTTACTTTACTGTATTTAAATCTTCCACCAAAATTATTTAAGTCATACGATTTACCATAAGCAGTAAGAGTTTCAATAATTTTATTTCTAAGTACTGATGTATCTGCAACTGAACTCTTGTCATAATATACACTTGTATTGAGTTCTACATACAAATATTTCAAATCAACTAATTCTGGTTTTATTCCTGCAATCGAATATTGTTTTAACTGTTTCTTAATCTCTTCTTTTGATATTCTTGATAAAAATTTTCCTTGTCTTGGTTTTACTGATATAAAAACTTTTCCATATTGTGGTGGATCTAATTCATCACCACCATAAGCAGTTACAGATTCAACATTAGGGAATATAAAAGGAATTAATCCTTTGTAATCATTTGCAGTAACTGCTCTATACTGAGATGAATAAACTCTTGGTGCAAGATATTTAATAGAGTCAATTTTTTCAATGTCGTCACCGTTCTCAGATGGTAACGTTGTAGTAAGTGGTGATATTCCCGATGTGATTCTATTTTGGTTATTATCTTCTAAAATTCCAGAGAAGTTGAAGTTAGCACATCCATTTCCTGCTTTTCCATTTGTAAGAATATAACTTACAAAAATAGAACTTCCAGATGCTGGTCTTTTACCAAATACATTGTCACCAAACAATAATTCATATTTTTCATCTTCAACTTCTTGAACTAAAAATATTTTAGAATTAGCATCAACGTTTAAGATATTTGAGTATTGATTATATTCTTCATTTGCTAAGTCAGTTACAAACACACGAATACTTGTAGTATCAACAGATGGATTTGGAATAACAAATTTTTGATCTGGTTGTGAACTATCTACGATAAAACTCTTTGTTAAAAATGTTCCTTCACATAATTCAATATCTGTAAAGTATGCATACCCTGCTGCATCTACTGTTACAGTAATATC